TTACGAATTAGACATCTTGCCAGCAATTGCATTGATTTCAGCCAGTTGATTCTCTGTTGGCTTTGGGTCAACATAGTTATTCATGGTCGTACTAATGTTACCATGCCCCAAAATAGTTTGCAAAGTTTTAGGCGGTAATCCCTGCATGTTGGTTGCAAAAGTATGCCTGCAAATGTGCGGCTCAAATTTTCGAATTGGTTCGTTCGGATTCGCTTGATTGTATCGCTTGATACAATTTTGCAAATACTCTTCTACATGACTGCGAACGATTGTCTTTCTGCTTCTGGTAGCCAGAAAAACAAATCCTTCGTATGCATTGCCGCATTCGTCATAGCATACCGGCTCAATGTCCCCTTTCAAATATCTCTTTGAAAGAACTGCTTGAAAACATTCGTATACACCGTCTGTCATTGGAATATACCTTATCCCGTTATCGGTTTTTGGTTTGAGAACTACATGCTGATGGTTGATACATTGCAGTTGTTTCTCTACACGGATAAGATGATTTTCCATATCAAGATTGTCAATGGTAAGACCACAAAACTCAGAAGCCCTCATTCCAGTCCAGAACAAAACATAAATCATTTCATAGCAATGAGCGCTATGGGTATCCTTGGAGCAGAAATTCAGAAACTTGTTCATCATATCAACTTGTATGGCTTCCATTGGCTTACTATCGCTTCGGTCTGTTGTTATACCTCGAAAAGGATTCTTTGCGACATAGTCATGATCTACGGCATACTCAAACGTCCGTTTTATCAAGCTTATTTGCGTCTGAATTGATGAGCCACGATACTTTTTCTTCATATCAGATAGCCATGCTTCACAATATATCGGTTTTATCTTCCCAATTTCCATGTGACCAAGTCGATACTGCTTTAAAGCATTAACCGTAACATTGTATCCGGTTTTGGTGTTATGGCTCAATTCTTTTCGATTGTACAAATGCTCAAGATACTGATTAACTACCTGCAACAAGGTTAATTGTGCACCGTCAATATCAATGCCATTTTCAAGAAAACCGTTAATCTCGGCTTCTTTCTCTCGTAAGCTTAACCCAGACCTTTTTCCTTTCGGTACTTGGTCTGTTGCCTCCAATTGATAGGAACTTACCACTCGGTTTTTTCCGAATACATCTTTATACCGATACTCGTATCTTTTTGTCTTCGGATTATAGAATTCGTTTTCTCGCAGCGTTTTTCTTGCTGGTTTGTTTTTGTTATTTGCCTTTTTGTTCGCCATTTTCAGCCCTCCTTTAAAAATATAAAGAGTGCCTCGAATGCAATACATAGCTATAATATCACACCCAAGGCACTTTGTCGATATCATATCTGCTGTACATCGTTTATAAATCTCTCAAAGGATTTTCGTTTGATTTTGATCACTCTACCGATAGTGAGATGATATCGACACTCGTAATCCTCCCGAATAATCTCCCTCAAACGGTGCTGACCAATCCCAAACAACTCAGATGTTTCGGCGATTGAAAGCAAAAGTTTTTCATGCATACCTGTCACCTCCATTTTTTATCATTCTAATGAATACGGTGGTAACCTGTGTACGGAATATTCACTACTCATCTTCAGCCTTTTTGTACTGCGAAGTGCTAATTCCAAGAATTACTCCAAGGAATGTGTCGAGTGCAGTAATTGTACCGACAACCTGCTCGCCGTAAGGAAGCCCCCAAATTCCAGCCAGTACAAAATATAAAGTACCAGCTGCCGGAAGCAAATACATAGCAATCCACTTCAATGTATCATATGTTTTATTACTCATGGGCATCATTTTCACCTCCTTCCTTATTATATGTAGATGCGTGAATTGGGAGTTTATCTACCTCCTGCATAACACGTTTGGCAGAACCGTTCCCTCCCAATTTCTCATAAGGTTCAAATAAATAGGTCTTCAAATTTTCATACTCGTCATTGGTTATGTATCCACGTTCAATAAAAGTCATACCAAGGTACATGATGCGATCATGTGCCAACCCGACAAGCATTTCCGTCTTCGCATCCTTATTTTCATTCCTTTTTGTCAGATACGCCCACAGTCCAGAAGAAGCAAGAACTGAACTGATAACAGTTATGACTAATTGCATCCAAATTTCCATAACAGCGCCCCCTTTTTACACGGGATTGCCATTTTCATCGAGTCCAAGAGCCGTTAAGTCTTCCCTTACTACATCCTTGAATTTGTTAGGTACCTGTTCAAAGGTTCTTCTTCCGTTGATAATGAGTGCTACATACAATGCTACCATGTTATTTCCTCCTGTTAAAAATTTGATTAAAATATAAAACATAGCTATTCCTCCGCAGGCAATGGATCGCCATTAGTGTCATAGCCGAGTTTCCGAAGTTTTACCTCAACCTCTTCCTTAAATTTATTTGGAACCTGGTCGAAAGTTTTTCTTTTTGCAATGATCAACTTGCAATAAATATCGGCCATCTCTATCCCTCCTTATAAAAGTTCAGAAATCGCATCATAGAGATCAGCAATCGCTTCCATGATAGCCATCTGATTATCGCCTCCGGCTGTCTGCTGAGCCAGAATTTCAACAATATTACTTGTGTTATCGGCTCCTTCGATAGCACTCTTTGCGGCAAGAGCATTTGCATATAGATTGAATTCCTCATTGGACATGTAAGCTTCCTCATACGTCCAATAGACAACTGAGTTGTTCTGATCGTCCGTTCGCATAATGCTCTGAATATTTCTTCTTAAATATACAGAATCACCGGACAACTCAATGGTTAAAGGCTTTTCTGTACTTTCTGAATACTTATAGTTCGGTTCCATGTCGCCCTCCTTCAAATATAAAGACTCGCCAACTTATGATAAATGCGTACCTGATCGTCTACATCATGCTTGGAAATATATCGCTTCATTCTGCCGAAGCTGACAAATGGCTTAATCCAGTTTTCATACATATAATAGGTATCTGTGCAGTCAATCCAACCGAGATATGACATCATTTGGCGTATATCGTAAATAGTAGGATGTTCTTTCTTACTGATCCGCCTAGCTTTTCTTGTGGCTTTGAGCATGATTGTTCGTCTTAATGTTGTTCTGTCTCTGTAAAATCTAAAACCCATAAAATCCAAATCACGACCTTTTTTATGCCAGTCAAACAAAAATACCTGCCAATTTCCCTTTAACTCCAAATCGAGTTTTTCTTTAAGGAAATCGCAGATAGCCTGTCTGATTCTATGTAATGCCTTTTTGTTTCTTCCAAATATAACCATATCATCCATATAACGGATGTAATATTCTGCATGTAAAGTTTCTTTGATATAGTGGTCCAGCTCTTGCAAATACCAGTTAGAGAACCATTGTGAAGTATAGAATCCGAGCGGAATTCCAGCATCGGTAACATCAATAATCTCATAAAGCAAAGCTAACATTTGCTCATCATGGACATATTTCTTCAGTTTTGCTTTGAGAATATCGTGTGGAATGCTATCGAAAAAGTGATGAATATCCATCTTTAAGACATACTTGGTGCCTCTGGGATCGTTCCGAATCCATTTTTCTATAACCCGTTTCCCTTTATGTGCTCCTCGTTTTGGAAGGCTTGCATAACTGTGTTCATACATACCTTTCATAAACATCGGTTTCATTGCATTCACTACGCAATGCTGCACAATCAACTCTTCCAGCGTTGGAACGATAATAGTTCGTTCTTTTTGTGTGATTCCGTCATAAATATGTATTGGTGTATGATTTCTATTTTGAAAATTAGAAATCCAATCATAAGATAGGACCAACAATCGTTCATCTGGAAGATTTCTTTCCTTAATGATTCTCCGAATTCTCTTACTTTGCTTAGCCGCCTTAATACCAGCTCTACGGTTATCCTCGGATAGTAAAACATCGTACAAGTGTTTATAGGATTTCATTCTCTCTTATCCTCTCATCCACGTTCGATATCCCGCTACTAGCAGATGCTTGCACCGAGTTAATTTTCACCAAGCGGTGAGGAATAAAACCTGCATTTCTTGAAAGATCTCAAAACTTAGATAAGATAGAGCAGCCCCATTGTTCGTGTTCGTATTCGACGTCGTATTGTTCAGATTGACGTAGAACGCGCCATCAAGAAGCGTATTGTTCCAGTTGCCACCACATAAGGCCCCATCGCAGGTTTTATCCCTATAAATATTTAATTTTTATTTTTTAGCCGGCGAACCTTAGGTTCTCCCGTCCTCTCCTAAGCCGCAAGTGGCTTACAAGAGAGAGCAGCCCCAACGCTCGCGTTCGTATGCGACGCCGCAACGTTCAGATAGACGCAGAACGCGCCAACAAGAAGCGCATAGCTCCAGCTGCCACCACATAAGGCATAATCAACTTGTCCATTGTTAAACCACAGTCCGTCTGCCTCGTAAGTGGTAGAAGAGCCTTTTGCAGTAATGGGGATTCGTCCATAAGACATGGTTTTCATAGCACTGATATAGCCACCAGAAGTACCAGAAGGAGTAGCATCTGACAGAGAAATATAGCCACCGCCATCGGTATTGTAATCGGTGGCAGTAGAGCCGTCATGAGTGCCACGAGTCAGCTTGACTTTCTGAGTACCATTCGCATTGATCCAACCAGCGGTTCTTCTCCACAGATTTCCCCACCAGTTCTCCATACCGAAGACTTTAACACCAGAAGTGGCGTCATTACTACCCCAGAACATACCTTTGGTGTTCATTGTACCCTGACCGATAGCAGACGAGTTATTGGAAGAACTTCTACCAGAACCGTACGCAGTCTGGCTATCCGTACTCTTTGCCATCAGAATCAACAGATCCTGAAGCAGCAGTCTATCAACCAGAACTTCAGTATACCAGTCATCACCGTTTGCTTTAGCATAAGTGATTTCAGTAGAAGCATTCACATTTACCAAGTTGGACTGACCACTGATGGAACGCATCTTATTGGACACATTGGATCCAAAGTAGATAGGAGTGTAGAAATGATCAATCTGATTGTTCTGGCGATCATAGTTGCTCCAGCACTCGTAATTTTCATCAATCTGAACATCAGAGCAACGAAAATGATACACACCGTTCTCTTCCCAACGCTTAACCCAGATTTTAGGCCACTCTATCATTGCGTTACCGCCAAAGGAGGTATTTGCAACACTGGAAGATCCACCGTCAACAGTCTTAGTGTAATCGTCTGGATCGAGATAATGATCCACAACTCCGGAATAGGTCAGCATACAAGGACGAGGCATAAACTTAGTACCAGGTTCAATATTCCAGCTGCCATAGTTGAATACACCAGAGCTGAAGTTCATGGCCGCAGGAGTAAAACCAGCATTATCCACATCAGAAGGATAAGTAACTCGTTCGGACGTACTCGTAGCAGCGATTGTCAGGTCATAGCCGTACAGATACTCACTGGCACGTACCTCGCAGCTTGCATGGTTAGCACTTGCACCGTTGGTATTATAAACACCGTCTGTGGAATATGGGAATGCGGCATAGTAATAAACAGTACCCGCCACAACATTAGAGTCATAATAGGTACCGCTCGAAGTGATCGTAGCGACCTGCTCGCCATCGGACTCATTAACCGGATAACCGGTCATGCTACGACGAATCACAGCACCAGCAATCATACAGTCAGTCGTATTTGCTGGAAGAGTAGCCGTCAGTTCAACCTGGGGCTTACCACCGATATGAACGGACTTTGCACTAAATGCGGTCATGTTACCAGGGATGATAGCCATAGGAGTACAGGCCGCTCTGTTGGCGGAATTACGATTGTATACACCCTGAGTGGTGTAAGGAAAAGCGGCATAGTAATATACCTGTTTCAAGGTAACATCAATGTCGTAGAACTCTTCACTATCCTTCAGGTCCTTAATGAGCACGCCGTCAGTTTCACTGGTAGGATAGCCAGTAGTGCTACGGCAAATAATAGCACCGGCAACAGTGTAAGGACGATCCTCCGTACCGTTGTCAGGTAGAGTAGCATTCAGCCTTACACGAGCCTGTCCGTTGGAATAAGCGGAAGTGGCTGTAAATGCCTTCATGTTGTCAGGCTCATAACCTGCGATAATCGTACAAACCGAGCGATTTACGGAATTACGATTGTATACACCCTGAGTGGTGTAAGGAAAAGCGGCATAGTAGTAGGTGTTGTCGATCTCAACATCCTCATCAAAGAAAGTCTCATCGACAGAGATGTTCTTAACCAGAACGCCATCGAACTCATCCTTAGGATAAGCACCTACCTTTTTACGAATCACAGCACCGGCAACGCTACACAGGGTCTGTCCGTCAATCTTCGTGTCAGTCGGAAGCTTAGCAATTACCTTGGAACGGCTCACCGTGCCTGTTGCGTCATAAGCAGCGCTGAATTCAATCATATTGGAGGGTTCAATGCCTCCAAAAAAATGTCGGTTTTTACCAAAGATCAAATCTTCTTCTGCCATTTTGAATTATTTCTCCTTTCATGCATAGGTTGTGGTTATCTCAATCAAAGTTCCGTCAGCATCAAACTGCTTTACCATGCGAGCAATCTCGCCGCCTTCAGAACTTTTCAAGACTGTGGTCATGGTGAGAAAGTTGTTGGTGAAAGTCTTTGTTAAAGTCCGACCATCATCAGCCGTAGACACAATCACCGTACCATCCTCATTAAACGCCTTAGACCCATCGGAAAATCCGGACAACAGAATACGCTTAACTTCTTCTTTGTCGATCTGGAGCTGAAGATTACCTGCAACATCTCCGCTAAGCTGGGTCTGCATTTCATCAAACCAAATAAGGAAAGTATTCCGCATTGACTGAATCCACTCTTCTTCACTAGACATCTGATCAGAAATCCAAGTCAGATAGTCCTGTTTCTGAGTATCAGACCAGTTTTCATAGTCCTGTTTCTGAGTATCAGACCATTTTTCAAATTCAATTCTATTCTTTCTGCTCCATTCGCTGAAACAAGCTTCTTCACCGGCAACGAACTCATCCAACTGTGCTCTCCATTGGCTTAACAATGTGTCCAAACTCGCAGTCTCCAAAATACCCGTGATAAACGGAGTTTCATCGCCGCCGACTACATTGGTGATATTGGCTTGCGTAATCTCGGTTACGCCCTTTGCGACATAAATATATGCCAACGCATGTTGATGGATATAAGTGCTATCCTCTAAGGTCGGGCGTTCCGGATAACTGGATGGAACACCGGTAACCATTTTGATGGAATTTGCACGAACCGTTTCTCCGGCATTCACTTCGAGAACAACTGCATCGATTCTATCGAGAACCAACTCCGATTCAGAAACCGTGATTGGTAATTCAGCATCATTCAAAGTCCAGGTATGGTTGAACCAAGCCCGTCCTTCTTTTACCGATATGGTCATTCCCTCTCCGGCTTCTACCATCAGACAATCGCCGACATTCATGAATACGCCATCGTTAATAATTCCATCGAATATGCTAGACATCTGAGTGGCGTCATATCGTCTATCATGATTTAATGAGTTGTAAAACCCATATGTAACACTCATAATTTGCCTCCTATTCTACTGTTGTAAATGTGGGATACTCGTCGTATCCAGATGTACTTTGCGATCGGATAAATTCAGTAACCCTGGTTTTACCTTCAATGCCATACTCGTTTGCAGTCTGGACGATGTCGCCCATATAAAAATCCTGTCCATAAACGAACATCTGAGATGCCTCTACTTGACCCTCGAAAGTTTTGACAAGCGTATTTTCTGCCAAATCTTCGGTTCCACGCTGTTTGAGTTGGGCGTTATATGCCGATACGCTCAATGTTCCACCATCAATTGTTGATGAAATATCTCTGGCATCCGTGAACATTTCTCTTCTATCTAATCCAAAGCCTTCCCCGTCTGAGCATTCTACTTCCAAGGTTCTCCTGGCAGCGCCTTCGCCTTCTCCGGCAACCAAAGTTATTGTTTTCAAAGTTTTCTTTGATTCCAGATAATTGCTATTCACGATGTTTTCGTATTTTGGGGAAAATATAACATAGGGATTTTTTAACTGATCGTACGAACGATCTTCTCCTATGTATAAAGAAAAGACGAATTGGTTATTGTCATTCAGAGTAATCTTAAAGCCAAGATTGTTTGTTTTGCAGAGATTCTCAATTACGGTCAAAAGATTGTCACCTGTGTACTGGGCTTCGACAGTTAATCCTGTAATCCGTTCATCCGTCGATGGTTCAAATATCAAATTCGCAATTTTTCGATTCACATTTGTAGGCTTGATTGCATTTTCATTCAGCAGTTGTTCAATTCCATCTTGAAGCTTTCCGCTGATAGTGGTCTGTTTCCAAACGATACGCCTATCCAGAATGGACTCTAATGACCGTCCGGTAATAATCATATGATTGCCATTTTCCGCATCGCTCTCAATCTCCTTCGCCTCAACAATCATCACATGCTCAGAATCACGAAGAAACACATAGAAATCTTCTTCGATAACCATCGCATTGACTGCTTCCGCAGAAATATAAATTTCGAAATCGCCCGGTTCATAGTAACGATCGGTCCATATCAACGATTCAAAGGTATCTTCAATGGCAATCTGCCTATATTCTTTGTCTAATATGACTAGCTCCATACTTAAATACCCTCATATACCGTTTGGTTTTCAATCTTGAACTGCAAATTCTGGATTCCCTCTTCTGCTACATAAGCAAAAACATTATCCCCTTTTGCCAACTGAAACCAATCAGTGTCTTTCGTCAAACAATTTAAAATATTGGT